ATTTGTGAGTGCCGTGCTAATTGCTGTATCGTCTGCACTATCATAATTGAATAGTGTTTTAGCCGTTGTTATTGTATAGTTCATATTTTACTCATTTCATAGGTTAATTTATTGATATATTCTTGTTGTCTCTCTTTTGAATAGAAAGATATATAAGCCCACATTCTATAATCAAACATATTATTTCCCTTATTTTTTACCTTTTATCATCGTTCTTATATTTTCAATTCTTGTAAGCTCTTGTTTTTTGTAATCAAAATCTTTACAATTATCCTCACTATTTACATATTTCCAAAACTTCAATTTACTTTCTTTTGCTACTGTTTGCACTGTCCCGCAATCAAAAACATTTTTACATTCTATACATTTCATTCTTTCACCTCAAATATATTCTCTTTATTGTTACCATAACCTAAATGAATAAATCCCTTTTCACCATATAAAAACAATCTATTAAATCCGCTTTGAATAGCATATTTTATAATTTTGAATAGTTGCTCATTTGTTTTAAATTGAATATCACAAGCTAAGCCTTTTAAATGGTCGCTTTGTTTTGCTCCAGCTTGTTTTAAGTTCCAGCTTTCACATCTTGCACCACTATTAACTATAAGAGGAAATCCGCAAGCTTCACGGGTTTTATTCAACATTGCTCTTGTTCTATCTTGTATATCATAACCACAACCGCAACGGCAAGAAGTCTCTTTTTTATCAAAGTAATTCATTTTTCCACCCATATTTTTCTAAGTCTTTTTCACCTGATTTTATTAGTTCATCTTTGAGTTTTGCCAATTCTTTCAAATCTTCCTTGTTGTTCTTCCAAGCTATACCGCCAAACATAGCAACGGCATTTTTCATTAGTTTAGCTTTCCATCTTACAACCTTTGAACTTCTAAGATTGATATAAAATATATTATCTGCTTTTTCTTTGTCATAGCAGTGGATAGTATATAGCCAATCGTGAACTAATGCACCCCTAATAAACTGCGGGTCAAATGGTGTTCCTATAAACATATAAAAAAGCGAAGGGATAGAGCAACCGTTGAAAATAAAACCTCGCGGGACCGTTGTTGTCTCATCTTGATAATCTTCAATCAATATATATTTATCTCTATAAGGCTCAAATACTATTTTATCTTGCCACATTTTGAACACCTTTCAATATTTGTATATTCATAGCAAAAACCCCTTTTTGACGGCTCATAAGTTATAATATTACAATATTCATGCTTGCATTTAATCCTCAAAAGTGTAGAAATCCCTTTCAAAACTTGTTGCTTTATATTTTCCAGTGTATTCATTTGTATTTTTTATTCCTTTGTAAACATCATCTTTTAATCTTCCGTTTGTGCTGTCTATAACTTCCCTAACATCTTGCAAGAACCTTGCAAATCCGCCAATCATTATATTTAAGCTATGTCTCAAAATATCGTTTATTTCTATATCTTTGCTAAATTCATGAGCTATACTTTTTTTATCGTTTTCTATGTTTGCATCGTGTAGCATATCAACATCATTCTGAATTAGCTCAGGTATTCCTACAATCTGCCATTTATTTTTATATGCTTCAACTAAAATATTAAAAACATTAAACAATTCAATTTTAGCTTCTTCTTTGTTTGTCTTATTACTTATCTTACAAAATAAAGGCGGGAGCAATTCAAGAGCTGTTAAGAATTTTATTTTTATCATATCTTTAGCTATTGCTGTTTTATATTCGTTAAGGCATCTCCATTTGTCGCTCTCAACTTCTTTTATCCATAATTTTAATAATGCAAAGAGCTTGTTTTTACAAAGTCCGCATTTATCACATTTTTTTTTAGGCTTGTTAAATTCTTTTAAAAATTTCTTTGTTGCAATTACTAAGGCTGTTAATCCTGTCACAGTTGCGGTCCCGTATTTAATCGTTTCTTCTAAATCTAAATGCATTTCTTACCCTTTTTATTTTTTAATATAACAAAATTATATATTTTTATCAATAAAAAAATCATTTTTTAAGTCTTTGTATCTTACTGAATACATTAAGATTTTATTTTCTTTTTCACAAGTAATATTATACAAAATCTCTCGCTTATCCGTCAATGAATTTTCAAACATCAAAGGATTAGGAGAGACTTTGCAAAATTTACAATCATTGCATTTATATGATTTTTCACACATCATACAAGGAAATTACTCAATGCTACAATTTCTTTTCTAACATCATAGACTTCTCTTATTGCTGAATATTTACAAGCTACATCATAATTCGTTTTATATTCAAATATTATCTTATACAAAGGTCTAATTTCTAAATCTCTAGCCGCCGGGTCTTGTAGCTGAACAGTTCGCCAAGAAACATCTTGAGCTGTTTGTAGGTTTGCATATTCACTATAAACTAGAGTTAATCTAATAGCTTCACCTGCTCTAGGGTCAAATATTCCATATGCATAATAAACAAAGAAATAGTTTGCCGTTACATCTGTTCTTGCTCCGCTTGTATTAATATATTGAGGCTTATTATTCTGACTATTCCACAAGAAAGGAAATCTTGTCCCTGTTACTAATTCCGCCTCTGTTGCTCCTTTATATCTTATGTTAAGAATAGCCGATAATGAAGAGGTCAACCCAGTTTTGTCTGTTTGTCCTAGATTTTGCTCCCATTTATTCACGGGACTGTTCGGGTGTGTGTTTGATATTCTTTCAAGAAGGTTATCATCCATCATCGCACCGCTTGACAAACCTAAAACAGTATTTCTACCGTCTGCATTAGGGCTTCCGCTTGTTATAGCATTATGATACATGTCTAATCCTCTAATCCATATAGCACCGATTGAGTGTTTCCAAAGATGGTCAATAGATGAAATAGTATTGAGATGATACTCAACAAAACAAGATACACAGCTTTGAGTTGTTGCATTCCAAGAAAGGCGATGAATTGGAGCTATAAGAGAGAAATCAGTCCAAGCCGTTTGTGTTGTCACTGCTTCACCGTCTGCATTTATATAAAAATACCAATAACCGCTAGTATTAGTAAAAGCAGGAAATACTAAATTTCCCGTTTGTATGTGCTTTTCATATACTCCATTTCCATCAGTGAAAAAATTAAAATAACCTAACGGCGGAACGATTGTTAATACTCTTGTTGTGTAGTTTATGCTTATATCATTAGCTGTGATTGGAGTTGTTTCATCAATTCCACAATTAACATTAGCATATAGGTGGCTATGAACAGTCGGAGAAAATCCCGTATGGTCCGCAACGGCATAATCAAGATTAGTCAACTGACTGTGTGCGGTTATCTCGTTTGCTGTTGCTCTTTTGTTAATTCCATAGTTCATAATTATACTCCTATGTCTATACGATAAGAACCGCCATTTGCATCTAAACTAAATTTGTCTATCTCACAAGGAAAGCCCCAAGTTTCACCTGCAAGAATAGTTATATCTTTTCCTGCAAGAGTTAAAACCATTGTCCCCTCGCTGTCATTTGATACAAATATATATCTTATTGAATATCCTGCATAAGTCTTATTTGTAATGTCTGCCGTTCCCTCTATTCTATCAAAAAATAAGTAATCACTTGCGGGTCTGCTCATTTTTCCCTCTTTTCTCTTTTATTTCTTTTTTTTCTTCAATCTGATCTAAATTCTTATAACAAATATGATTTTTTAAGTTTTCTTTTAATACACTCTCACCACATTTAAGGCAACAAGTATAATTTTTTATATAATCTATAAAATCCATAATTCTCCTATAAAAAAAAGAGGGCATTAAACCCCCTCTATTACTTCAATTAAGCTTATTCTGTTAAGTGAACATAAGCCGTTAATTTTTTATCACTTAAATTGTCAGTAGTCGTTACTTTGATTTTACAGTATTGAAGAGTTGCCTCTGTCGGTGTAAATCTTAAAGTCGTTCCTGCCGCAATTGTGCCTGCTGTATAACTTGCAAGATTTGTAACAGTTGCATAACTTCCACCTATTGCACTATCTTGAATAAGGTCAATAGATAATGTTTTTGTTGAAGCTACAATAGTCTCTGCATCAAAACTCACTTTTAATTCTACTCTGCTTTTGCTTTTTCCAAGTTGGAAGATTGAAGAGCTTGCATTTGTATTATTAGGCATTGCAGTAGCTGAATAAATATAATCAGGGTAAACGATTAAATCACCGCCCATAGTTCCGATAGTAGTTGCCATAATTTTATCCTTTCTTTAAGATACAGTTGTTTCGGTTTTGTTTAACATGTTATAAGACTCTACAATTCTAACTCCATTCCAAAATGCAACAAGTCTATTTATCTCACTGTCAAGAACTGAATAATATTGAGTAGTTTTGAAAGTTGAAAGATAGCTTGCCATTGTAGGGTGCATGATTAACATTGAATTTTTCCCTCTTGCTCTTGCATTAACAATAACCTCATCAATCATTGAAGCTAAAAACAAATTAGGAGCATTAGTTGTGTCAATATTAACAATAGAACTCACAAGGCTTTCATTTGCTAATTGCATACCAAAATTACCCTTAACCGCATACTGCCATTCAAGAGCTGAAGTATTTTGGTTAAGAACTGGAGCACTAGGTGTTAAATCAATAACATCTAAAACTTTTCCAGCTCCATAAAATTCAGGATTGTAAAGCCCGTTAATTTCACCTTCTGACCAAGTAACACAAATGATTGACCTATTAACAGATGCAGAACCGCCAGCTTTGATATAATTACCGTTGTTAATTGAATAAGTTCTTAATGAATTATATAAAACAGATTTTTCTAATTCTTGAGCAAATGACTTACTCGCAATCATTAACTCATTAGCAAAAGCCTTTGATTTTCCGCCTAATATTGCAACTGTATCAACACCTTTTTTCATAACTCCACCAAAAATACTCAAATTGATTGTTTCTAGTTTTGTATCAGCTGATATAGTTGTTAATGCACCGTCTAATTCAACTAGTCCCGGTCCCGTTGTTGCAGTAATTTTTTGATATGAGTGCTGCATTCCGCTTGATGTTGGCAAAACGGGTATTTCACTAACTATAGGAGCTTCTTCGTTTATTGTATCAATTATCTTGATTTGTTGCGGAGCAGAATTTACCGCAAACTTATAAAATGTATTAGCCATAATTTTTTCCTTTTTTATTTTTTACTTGCATTTTTTAATATATCCGCCCAGTCATTACCTATTGCAGATTTATTTTTTATATTCCCGATTGCTCCTGCACCTTGTGAGGTTTTATTCCAAGTGCTATTTTTGGCTTGTTCATTTAGCCATTTATCAAAAGACTGTCCGCTAATTAAGAAATCATCGGCATCTTCATTATATTCTAAACCCATCATTCTCGCTCTTGCTTCAATATCAATAATTGAAGAAGGATTATAAGGGCTATCACTTGATAAAACTATACTTGAAATTTTGTCTTTGAGTTTTGAATTGATTTTATCTTGCTTTGTTTTGCTAATAAAAGTCTCATATTCGGATATTTTAGATTGATATTCTCGCTCTTTTTCAATAAAGGGGGCTGTCTTTATTTTCAAGGCTTTTTCTAATCTTTCGTTTAAATCCTCCGGACTATCTTTTTTTAGCTCTAACTCTGCAAGTTTATTTCTAAGTTCTGCAACACTTTCAGGAGTAAAATCACCAAAAGATTTAAACTTCTTTTCAAGTTCTTTTCTTTCGGTTCTTTCTTTTTGTAGTGTGTTATAAACTTTGTTAAACTCTTCTTTAGAAATCACTTCTAAATTTTCGGAATTCACTTCCTTTTCTTGCTCACTCATTGCTTTCCCTTTCGGTTTTGTTATTATCTATCACAGATATTTTATTTATTTCAATTTCTTCTTTTTTTTGTTTTTCAATTTCATTTTTCCATTCATTATATTCGTAACTTGTATAATCGTTTTGTTTTTGCCACATCCAAAAGTCATACTCTGTTATTGTTCCGATTTGATACAACTCACTCATATTTTTTAATTCTTGAGTTTGTTCTTGCGATGTTCTAAAATCAGTATTTCCGATTATTGATATTTCTTTTGTTGCAAGTTTCATCCAGTCCGCTATGATATACAAAGCAAGTTCTAATGCTCTTGCTCCTGTTTTGCTTATAGTTCTAAGCTTATCGGTGTTTAATTGCACTCTTGCATTAAGTGTTTCGCTTGCTTCTGCTGTGTTCTTATCTGCAGTAGTCAATCCATAGCTTTCAATTATATTTCTTAAGTTTATCTTTTCTTCCCTTAATTCGCTTAACCCTGCTCCATTAACTCCGATATAACTTAATTTAGCATTTTCATTTTCACTTGTAGAGTAACCGTCAACATCTATATTTCTGCTTGCTTCCTCTCTTGACATTCCTGAACCAAACAAAATACTAAAAGCTTGCTTGTAACAAAGGGCGGAGTGGTCTGCATCAAGATTATATAAGCCTAGTGAAAGGGTCGCTTGATTATACAACAAAGGCTGTTCTATATCGGGCTTATTGTGTGTAATATTACAGAAGACAAAAGGTATATAATTAAGAGTTTTTCCTTTATATGTTGGTATTATTGCATTTTCTTTTAATATTTTTATATCTTTTATCTCTGTTTTATTCTCTTTTAATTCTGTTGCTTTGTAAGTGTAAACCCCGTTTTCTTCATCTAAAAATAAAACTCTATATAAGTATTTATCATAGTTCCATTCTCTTAATAAAACATAAGTCAGAATATTAGAGCCGTTTACAATTTCAGTTTTCCAATCAAGAATATTCATAGCACTATATTGAAGCAATGAAAACCTATCAATTGAGTTTTCAATATCTACCATTATCCCAACTCTTCCAAATAATAACTGCTCACCATATACTTGAGTAAGCATACTTTCAAGGCTTTCATTATCTCTATTGCAGTTATCTCTATAATCCTTGAGAATTTCTGGCAATTCAATTACTGGCGGTTTTCTTGTGATAGTGTTTTGATATTTGTCAACAGTATCTTTCAAGAAATTATAATATTTTGCTTTTGATAGATATATATTATATCTTGTTTGCCCGTTGACGAAGTCGATACTTTGAGCTGTTGTTTTCGGGAGATAGTCGGTTGTTTTATCTTTTATGTTTTCATTATAGCAATCATTAAGAACTTCCCATCTATCAATAATTGCATTATATTCATTATTCATTTTATACCCTTATTTAGTTCAAATTAGCGGGAGGGATTAAGCATTATTAAGAGGCTCTCCCGCTGTCTTTTAACAAATATAATAAAATTATATATTTTTTGCAATAAAAAAAAAGAGGGCATTTTAGCCCCCTTAACTTAATTTAAGGAGGGATTTTAACCCCTCCATTATATTTTTTTAGTTGTTTTTACTTTTTTATTTATTTAGGCACAAAATAGATTTTTTTTATATTTTTTTTATTTTTTCTTAAAATAAAACCTGTCTATGTTGTATAATATTATTATTTTTTCCCATTAGTAGCTCTTCAATGGCAGATATAAAAACATCAATCATATCATCATATTTTGCATTTGGAAAAGCTGTTGCTTGCATTAAAAAATCTATATGATGCTGTCTTATATAGCAAAAACCTCCCTCTATTTTTGGACTTACTGCATTTGCTCTGCTTACTTTGTCGCTTCCCTTCCCGCTTCTTTCTATGGCTTTTACATTATAGCCATACTCATTTTTCAACTCTTGAATTAAAGCATTGCCATTAGATTTTTTTTCTATATATATACATCTGCATTCCCATTGATTTTGCAATTTTATTATTTTTTTCTTTTGCTCTGGATATTCAAGTTTTAAATTATACATTTCTAACATATATAAATACTGTCCTATCTTTGCAAATATTCCAATAGCTGTATAATCATTCTGCTCTTTTTTCTCTTGAGCTGTATCAATAATCATATAGCATTCTTTATATTCAATATTGTCAAAGAATTTAAACCAATCTCTTTTTAATAATCCGCCTTGTTCATCTGAAGGGTCTTGCATAATTTGTGCAAAATAATCTCTTGAACCTAGATTTGCTTTTAACTTTTCCAGTGCTTCATCTCCAAGCCTTATTTTATTCAAATATTTTCCTTCAATATATTTTTCTTTCCAAGATTCAGGCTTAATATTATCGTTGTAAATTGCAGGGAGTGAGATATGGTCAAAATCTTTCCAGGTCGCTAATATAACACTTGAAACATCTTCAGGGTGCAATCTTTGTTGTATTACAATAGTTACACTCGTCAAAGCATCTGTTTTTCTTGTTGAAAGTGTTGAAAGCCCTTGTTTGCTTGTTTTTCTCTCTGCTTCACTATGAGCCATTTTTGGATTTTCAGGGTCATCAAATATCAATATATCACCATGACGGCTTGTAAGACTTCCCTTAATTCCAACGGCTATCCTTCTTCCGCCTTTGTAATTTTCAAAGTTACTATTTGAACTTCTATTTTTTTTTATTTTCACACTATACATTGCTCTATATTCTTCACTCAGAACTAGCTCTTTTGTTTTCATTGAACCCTCTTCAGCTAACTCGTCGGAATAAGAGCAACTAATAAATTTTAGTTTTGGTGAAATAGTCCACCCCCAAGCATTTAACAGTCTTACTACAATCATTGTTTTTGATGTTCCTGGAGGTATATTTATTAGCAAATCCCTTGCTTTTTCTTTTCTTATATTCTTCAAAACTATTTCTTGTAATATATCGCATAAGTCTTTGATATACCAGCAGTCAATAAATTTTGAAGTATCAACAATATTCCAAAAATATTTTACGAACTCATAATAAGAGCGGTTATTGAGTTCTTTTTGTAATTGTAATAAACTAATCATTTTTTATTCTATAATATAAACCACATTTTTTTAATAATCCTTTTTCTAAAAGACTATCAATATTTTTTCTTACCGTTGGATAGCTTTTGCAAGATAATTCTTCAAGTTGAGACAAATTTAAAAAGTTGTTTTGTTCTATCAATAATATTATTTTTGTTTCAGTTATATTCAAATCTTGAAGGAATATTTTTTTAAGCTTTTTAAAAGGCTCTATGTAGTATAATTTATCTTTTCTTTTTATTATTCTATCTTTTAGCCAATAGTTCCGATTTATCCTATCTGCATATATATCAAACTCTTTGGCAGTAATTCCTTTTACAAGCCTATTATATACTTTTTTATCTTTCAACTTTTCAATAAATTCTTTTATTAGTATCATATCAAATCCTTATTTTATTAGTTTATGGTCTCTTTTCTATGGAAGACTTTTAACACTTAATTTTATTAGTTGTTTTTTATTATCACTTTCTTTTTCTTCTTCATAGTCCGCTTCCTCTATTTTTGAATTTTCTATTTTCTTTTGTAATTCTATATATAACTTTAATTCATCAGTATTTAGTGCTGATAAATCCACTTTATTTATTGTGTTAATCTGTATTTCAGCCCTTTCATCATAGCCTCTGCTCTTCATTCTAGTCTTGCAATAGAATATAATAGCTGTAGGATTAAGCTCATTTACCAATTGGTATAGCTTACTTTCCACAAAATCATCGGTTATATTTCTAATCTCATTATACTGTTTTAGGTAGTTCTCATCTTCTTTAATCCATTTATAATGCTCTTCCCTATGAATTCCGCTTATTTTCTCTGCTTGTGTTATAACTCCAAGACTAGTTTTCAAAGCCTCTATGAACTGTTTTTTTCTTATTTTGTGCTTTAAATCTTTAGCTTTTATTATGTTGTTATTTTTTGATATAGTATTTTCGCTATGTTTCATATTATACCTATAGATTAAGAGTTGTTGATTTCTTCTTGTAATGCTTTTTTTATTTTTATTGTTTTATTTGATTATATCTTATTAGTAATAAATTATATAAATCTTCAATTGTTTCAAGTTTATATTCTTCTTCTTGAATTTTTACGATTAAATCTTTTCTTTTACCAAAATGTTTTTCAAATATAAAACATTCAATCCAATCCTCTATGTCATTACAAAGTTCTTTTAATAATGCAAGAGAGATTGAAATAAATTTATTTTTAATATATATATTATTGTTTAATTCTGCATTGCCATCTATTATAAACCTTATAGCCTTATTATTTTTATCTTCTATAATAAAAGCTTGCTGTATTGCTGAAAGGTATTTATTGAATTTCGCTTTAGAAATTATCATATTTGACATTTAATTAAATCCCTTCATTATATATTTACTTTCGTTTTATTTTATTTATATATTTTAATATAGCAAAAGTTAAAATTAAACTTATAACAATATCAACTGACACTATAAAGGTAATTAGTTGCCATTCGTTTAATTCTGAAAAAAACCAATATTGAATATTATTGTTTTAAGTTTTTCTATTGTAGCTTCATTTGTCATTTTATTTCTCCTTTATTTCTGCTATATATCCAATCCACTCAATCTTTGTTCCTCTTGAATTTATAGCAAAGTTTTTACCATTCTTAACTAATTTTTTTATACCATAGAACTCTTTTAATTCTTTTAGTGTATTAAAATAATATTTATCTATATAATACTTAACACCGATCTCTGAAAGAGAGCCTTTAATTATCATCATCTAACCTTTCAAGTTCTTTTAATACATCTCTAAGGACTTTTATTTTATATTCCTTTCTTTTTACTAATCTATGCAATTTAAGAGATTTAAAACACTCAATATTTAGCTTTTCAATCTCTATTTTATCTTTTAGATATTCAATTGCTCCCATTTTGAAAATTTCCTATTTGTGTTGTTTCATCATCTTGAAATGCTACTTCTAATTCTTTTTGAAATTGTTCTTTTATTTCTTCTGTTATTTCTATTTTCATTTCCTTTTCTCCTCTCCTAAATTAAAATAAATTCTGTATTTCTGTTCTTTTATTTATATTTTCTTTTATTCTTTTTAATCCAATTTCACAATATTTCTCGTCTTTTTCTATACAAATCCAATTTCTATTTGTATTTTCACAAGCTGTTGCAGTTGTAAAACTTCCTGCACAATTATCTAAAACCAAATCGCCTTCGTTGGTGTAAGTTTTGATAAGGTATTCAAATAGTGCTACTGGTTTTTGGGTGGGGTGGATTTGTTTGCTTTCATTATTTATTTTAATTAGTGACTTTGGGTATCCAGTATGCGTTGAAATATAATCTTTATTTCTGCTTGGTCTTGTACCTACAATTGTATCTCCAGTTTGTTTTACTGATTTTTTTACTTCGTTTATTTCCACTAACCCTTGGGGGAAATAACACATATTGTTTTTATTACAATTTGCCATCATTCCTTTACTAAAAACTAATATATTTTCGTGTTGTTTAAGTGGAGCATTTTTAGCATTTAGAAATCCAACAGTTCTACTTTTTTCCCATATCCACTCATACTTAAACATCTTGATATTACTCATCACCAAAGCACTCGTAAAAGGTTGGCTCGCAGTTAGCACTATTGCTCC